GCACGTCAGTAACATGCGTAGCACACCAAGTGTGCGGTAAGTTATCGTTCAGAAATTGAGCAATAACATTTGTTTGCCCATCAGACCAGTCTGGTATGGTCGAAGCTGTTGTGCTCAGACCCACTGCCTCGCTCTCGCGCGTGACTGCTAGGTAAGATGGCAAGTTTGTGTTACCTGTCAAATGATACTTCCACCGCAAGCCGCCCCGCCGGGCTGCATACGCTGGTAGCAAATAATTCAACAAAGTAAATTTGACGTAGTTCCATGCGACTGGATCCGCATTATCATCTATGCCAGTGTCTATTGCACCTGCTACAGCACCTCGGTATAGAGGCACATCAGGCAGCTGAAATCTAATCTGCGTATAAGGGGATCCACCTAAATAGGGGACCTGCCACGCTCGAGAAAATTCATAGCGCTTAAGACACTGTCGAAATGATGTTATAGGATCACCAAAAAAGACACTTAGAGTATGATCCCTAGTGCTAAGTTTTGGAGCCATTGTCAATTCCACTTCTTGCTGTACAGGAGTATCCTCGGTAGACGGATCAACGGGATCTGAGTCACCCGCTTGTGATTCAAATTGTCGAGAAGGTGGTCCATCTCCTGAATACACTCCAGCAGCATAAGACAAGTTGAGCAAATGATCACACTCGGGAACACAAACTTCAAAATCGTCTGACGTGGAAACAAAAACATTGACGTAAACGGGTGGTGTCGTTGTTGCAGTAGAGGTCAACTCATTCACAACTATGACGGAAAATAATCCGTTTGCGCCCACGTTTTGAGGTGGCGTAGTTAGCACGCCAGTTGTTTGGCCACTGGGTGCATTCACAGCACTGGTGGGCAAATCAAGTACAGGCATCCATGAGGTTATCTGTCCCCAACCAAATTCGAGAGTGAAATCCCGGTCTCCGGCCAAATCAGCAATGTGAGAGTAATTAATATTAAACTCACCCACTGAGGCCGACTGTAGTAAAGTTGGGTCATAGACAATCCGGAGACGTCCCTTGTGAAAGGCCGACGCCACGATTTGAAACCGAAATTTCATCGTGCCGCGCCAATATTTAAATGGCAGGGCGGCGAAGGCACAAGGAGTTAAATGGACTTCCTGAGTCAAACCGGTGGAATACAACGCATAGGACATGGGCGTAACATACTTGGCGTACAATAGTGTATCGGGAGCTTGACTGTCGCTCCACCCGAATGTGGTGAGGTAAGATTCTCGTTGGGAAAGTGACAAAATAGTCATTTCATCTGAATCACCTAAACCAACTACTCGGGGATCAACAGTCACCTCCTGTTTACAATCCATTGTAAGCTTCGTAGCGTTGTCCTTAGCATTAGAATTGGCTAAGACACCGACAAACTCTGGCTTGACGGTCTCCGAAGGAGCTTCCTGAGTCGGACGTGAATATCCAAATAAGGATGCAACTGTGCCAACAGCACCGGCTGCGACTTGAGTTGCTTTTGCATAAGGCGCTATTGATGGCACCTTGGCCAAAGCACCAGCAGCACGAGCAATAGTTGCCGCTGGTCGAGAAATCGGGCCTGTTGCGTATTCATCACCAGCCTGAGCTGTGATGGAACCGTTTCTGGTTGATGTAGGGATTGACAAATGAACGTCAGTCGCCCAAGCAAAAACGGAAATAGTGACTGGACTGGTACCTCCATTAGCATGTTGCAAAACGTTCAAATCACGAAACGTTATGGCACCCATCTGCGCAAATGTGTCTCCGGTAATGCTTATAGCATTCGCTGGACAAAAGAAAGGAAGCTCGAGGCTTCCTCCTTGCGATGTAGTTGGGTCCAAATAAACGTGCGGAATTTGAGACATCTGTATCATATCCTGGGGGACCAGAGCTCGAGGCAAAGGAGACCCGAAAATCTCTGTGGGACGTGGAGTGTAGGCTGCTAGCACTCGCCCATAATAAAAGCCATTTCCATTAATCATCATCTTCACGTGCAATTTAGCACGGATCATGTAGTAATTATTAATGCGATTTACAACTCGCACATTATGGAAAAAGCTAGTCCACGGGTCAAGATATTGGAAAAAGGCAGTGCCTGGGGTCCACGTATAGGACGCAATTCGTACTGGACGGGAGAAAAATTCTTCCAGTGTTGCGTCTTGCGTTTCAGCAGCCGAATATGTTGTGTCAGGCATGCTGGGTACGCTATACACCCAATCTGCAGTCTGGTCGTTGAAATTGACCACCTGCTCCCGATGTTCGTCGGGGTGTTTGTTTATATACATGTTCATGGTAAGTGGGAATTCCTGTAACCACCACACTCATTTGTGGCTACAGTGTACATTTACGGGTGGCGACGAACCACTCCCCTAAATAGGGGTCACCTCTAGGAGGTAGTCTCACAAAACAAGCACGATAATCTAAATTGAAATATACAAAAATAAAAATAAAACGAGTAATCAATGCTTTGCGAAGCAGGTCGCGTATGACGGATGCCTAGCCGCCAGAGGGATGAGTTTATCGACCTCCCAGGTCAGAGACAGGCGGCGCCAAATATTTATCGCGCCACGCCTGTAGACGGTCATCGAAAGACATGTAGATGTCTTGGCAGCAACCTTGGTAACCATGCTCTGCAGCTACTTGTTGTAGTTGCGCACATCTGGTATTATAAACGGCGCGTCCATGGAAAAAGAATTCCCGAG